CGCTCAAATCCATCATATTATTGGGGTTTATTTTTTCTTCATGATCTTCGCCCTCATCTGAATGTTCTGGATGTACTGGGCAGCCTTCACGTCGCCCTTCATCGCCAGGTTCAGGATGTTCGTTGCAATCGCCTCCTGCTTGGTCATCGGCGAGCCGTCCGGCTTGGTCATCATCGTGCCGTCCTTCAGCACCACCGGCGTATCCAGCTGCGAGAGCAGATACTCCTCCATTGTCTGTGTTTCCTCTTGCTTTGCCATAGTCGTGTAATTCTTGATAAAAAGCGGATAGGCACCCCGATAGATGATGCCTCTCCAGTGATGCGCCAGTATGCAAGGGACAAAGCCTTGCAAGTGACGACTTGGGATGCGTCCATCCCCGCGTTTCTTATCTGGTTGCTTGTGGTAGAGCCTTAGTCCTTCTTGTTGGCGGTGTCACACTCCAACTGAATGCGCTGCTGCAAGGCTTCCATGTACTCGCCCATTGCCTTGTTCTGCTGTTCAAGTAGGGTGCAACTCTTTTCACTCAGCGTCTTGAATTTGTCGGATGCAAGGAAATTGGTGAGTCGCTCGTAACGTCCTGCCAGCTGGTCGTATTCCTCAGCCATGCGCTTGACGCGCTTCTCGTCCTCCGTCAGTTCATCTTCGGGAGTCTCGCCGGGGTCCTCGTCGTGTCCGATGGTGAGGATGCCCTTGCCATCCTTGAGGGTCAGCGTGGCGGGCACGCCCTTGGTCAGCTGCTCCAGAATATCAATGAGAGCCTTGCGCGTCGTGTCCGCCATGCACCCGAGCTGTCCCACACGATAGAGCGAGTAGGCCATCAGCACGAGGGCGCAAGCCATGAGCACGTCGCTGAGGCCGCCGAGCACGTAGCCCAGGCTGAAGTTAATCACTGCGACCGTGTACATCATCACGGCCAATACCGAAAGAAGAATAATCACTGTTCTGTTCTTCATTTTACTTGTTGTTTTTAATTGTTGAAAAATGGGGTTAATTCTGAATAAGCCTCACTACTGCCACTCAGCCCAATCGAGGCCGTTGTCATGCAGCAGGTCGTCAAGTTCGATGAGCGACTTCTTGCCACCGTTGCGGAACTTCAGCCAGTCTGTCTTGTGGAGTTTGCAAAGGTCGCCCAGCGTGTCAATGCCGTTTGCCTTGCAGAGGTTCGTGGTGCGGACGCTCAGGTTGAAATCCTCGATCTTGATGTCAAGTTTCGGATTCTTCTTATATCTCACCTTGAATGTGACGTGCAACTGGTTACACTTCACGCTGATATACCAATCGTCAGCCTTCAGCAACCGCTTCCACTCGGTCAGCAGTTCCTCGTCGTAGTCATATCGGGTGCTGAGTTGCATCTTAACTCCGAAGCCAATGTCTTCGCCCGTTTTCGTGTTCACAAGTGGCGGTATCTCATAGTTCCTGATGACTTCAGCATCAAATTGCGCCTTGATTACGCCAATGGCTGCGACGGCATCTTTCAGCAGATCGTCTTTTTCTTTCTTGCTCATAGTTCTTTTAGTCACTTCGTTTTGTAAAAGCGGGCAAAGCCCGAAACCTTGATAATTTATTTGGGTTACTTGATTCTCTCTATTTCCTCCGCTGCCGCCTTGGAGATACCCATCATCGGGAAGTGGCGGGCGACGTAGTTCTCAATCTGTGCACCTCGGGATGCACGCCAGCCCGGGAGCATGACGATGCCGTCGGCACGGGTCATCAGCAGCAGAAGGTCGTAGCACAGCACCACGGCATACGCAAGCCGCTTGCCCAATGCCCACTCCATCGCCCTGTATATCCACGGCCACCGACAGGCCCACACCCGGCACGGGTTAATCACTCCGTACCCATGCCGCCGCAGAATCCTCTCCGCCTCACGGAACCGCCGCACATAGTCAGTCCTCTCCACCCCGGACATTCCGCCCGACAAATAGATTCTACGCTTACTCATGTGGCTCAAAGTTTTTAGGGTCTTTCCAGAACTCGTGCGGGTCGTAGCCCGTCATGTCGATGACCAGCTGCCGGAGTCGCTGGCCGAACTCCACGGCCTTCTCCTCGTTGATGCGCCCGGCATGGATGCCGATATTGCTTGCTACATGCTGATAGATAAACATCGCGTTCATCAGGTCACGCGGGAAATACGTCAAGTCGTAGGCCCACTGGTCAGCATCCGCCGTTAGCATGATGTCCGCCCACTGGTTGATGCCCTCGCGGATGTGCTTGTTCACCTCCGCAATCTGCGCTTTCCTTTCGTCGTTTTCTTTGTTTTCTGCCATAACTTTCAATTTTCAATTATCAATTTTCAATTTTCAATTATTCACTGTCTCGCTCCCTCATACCTCTCATACAGGTCGAGTGCCATGATGATGCACTGAATCGGGTCTATCTTGCACGATGCCGACTGGTTGGCCTTCACGGGGCGTTTGTTCTCGCGGTTGTCTATCTCCAGCATGGCATTGTTGAAGCAGAACGGCCACAGGGGACTGTTCGAATATGAGATGAACGGCACGGGGGCGAACATGATGTTGTAGAGGTCTTCCGTTGGGCCGTTGAACTCCGAGTTGAGCTGACTGACTATCTGCACGTATGGTTCGGGGTTCTGAATGCCGAGCGTCGCCTGGAGGTAGGATTTGAGCACGTTGATGGGCACTTTCGACTTGTACTTATCATAGCCGAAGAACATGAATTGCACGCCCTTCTTGATGAGTTCGTCGAGACGGCCCACGAACAACTCCGGCTGGAATGTCTTGCCGGGCGATACGTGCATCCAACCGCCCTTCACCCATTGCTCATAGAGCGGGTGCAGTGGCGAGTCGTTGTATTCCTCCTCGCTGATCCATACATCTGTATCAGCGAAAAACTCCGTGCCGCGTCCGCTGGGGTGCCGTCGTGCCGCCAACCATCCGGGACCGTTCCAGTCGCCTCCGAGCGAGAAGTCAAGCCCGGTGAACACCACCCACCCTTGGTCTTTCGTGCAATCGTCTATGCGGCGGTCGGTCTGAAGGTGGCGCATCTCGTCGCCTGTTATCCACTTGGTGACGCGCCCTGTCTGATAGACGTTGAACAGCTTCGCCACGCACTCGGCAAACTTCTGCGGCCCTTCGTTGCGGGATTTCTCCATCTCGTCCTCATAGAACTGGTATTGCACTATCACACCCAGCATGGGGTTGATTTTGCGTCGCAGGGCATGGGAGGTCAGGATGTATTCCTCGTCGCTCTTCTCGTACTCGTCGGGCTCCAGCAGCAGACACATCTGGCGGTCGCCGCTGATAGTCGGTGTGGCCTCGCCCGTCTCATACTTCAGTTCCATCAGCAACATGTTGTGGAGTCCCTGGAGCTTGTCGATGAAGGGGCCTGTGCTGATGGTGCCGGCAGTGGTGGTGCCGAAGGTGAGCGGTTCGCGCCGCTGACCCATTGACGACTGGCAGACGTTGATGTGGGCTTGCATGTCGCTCTTGCCGTTGATGTAGGGCGACGAGCCTAACTCGTCCCAGTTGAGCAGCTGCGTGTTGGTACCATCGGGAGCCTTACCTCCGGCGGTCAGCGGCACAATCTTCGAGTTGCGCACCTTCTCGCGGAAGGCTGGCATCCAGTTGACTTCCTTCTCGGTCATTCGGATGCGGATGCGCCCGTCGGTGTCCTTGCACACCTGATTGAGCATGAACTTCGTGCGGTCGTACAGGATTTTGCTCTGGTATGCCGCCATTGCCAGCGAATACACCTCTGCGTTGAAGTCGCCGAAAAGGAAGAACACCAACTGGATGAACGAAGAGAGTCCCGTCTTGTCTATCTTTCGGGGACCGTACATGATGAACTCGGTAATCATGCGTCGGAAGTCCCACACGAATCCGTCACGCTCGCGCTCCGTGGGCAGCAGTTCGTCTTTCGTGCCCTCCTCCACCTCGGTGTTTATCCATGTGTAGAAGCCGAACACGCAAGCCAGCACGAACACCTGGAACGGTTGCCAGCGGTACACCTTCGCCCCTTGGAGCGATGGCAACCGCAGTCCGGCGTTCAGGTATTGCCACGAACGGCCGTTGCGCCGCCACTGACCTTCGCGCAGGGCGATGTAGAACTGCACCTTCTTCGTGTTGAAGTGGTAGGTGTTGAACATCCGCAAGAATTTCGCCGCGCACAGCAGCTCCCACATGTTGTGCCTATCGTTGGGGTCGCCCTTCTCGACACTCACGCGCTTGGCGCAGTCGTCGAAGTAGTCGCGCAGCCGGTAGTCCACATCGCAGAGCCGCTGGCGCACATCGTCGGTCAGCCGCTTGCGCAGCAGGTCGATAGCCTCCTGCTTCTGTCGTTGTTGGTCTGTCAGTTTTTTATCTTCCATCATTAAAATCGGGTATTTCGTTCAGTCCCTCCTTGGCGGCTGTCAGCATGTTCGCCAGCCCGTCCTTCTCAGCGTCCACACCCTTCTTCGTGTCTTCCTTCACCTTGCTTGGTGTGGTGGAGTAGTTCAGTCCGAGGGCCTCGAATTGCATCAGTAATGTGCGCTGTGTCTTGTCATAGTGGGGCAGCAGGGGCGACACCTCGTTCTTCAACTGTCCCATTGAGCCAGACACGGGGGTTATGAGTGAATCCATGTCGGTGAGCTCATTCTGAATCTTGTCGAGCATCACCATGTTCATGGCCGTTGCGCGTATCTGAGGCGTGAGCCATGCCTCGCAGTCGGCACCCGTGCGGGCTTTTATCATGCGGCGCAATTCTGCTTCATATTGCTTTGCGGTCTTTGTCTTTGCCATTATCTGTGAAACTTTATTTGAAGTTGAAGTGTATTCTCATAAGGTATGCGGCAGTCGTTGTACGTCTGGGTGGTGATGCCGAGCTTGCGGCCAGGCAGTTGCATCCATGAGTGCCAGCGGTTGTCGCAGGGTCGGCGCAGAGGGTGGTTGCTGTCGCGCTGGCTGGCCCGCACCTTCGAGCCTCGTTGCGTGATGGCCTCCATCGTGCCACAACAGACGTGCGTCTCCTTCGAGTTCTTCGGTCGGCTGACGTACTTCGGCACCAGTCCGAGCAGCGGACACTCGGCGCAGCAGTCTGGCTGTTCCGCTGGCAGCGTGATTTGTACGATGTTTCGCTTTGGCATAACTTATAATTGTTCTAAGTGGTAATAATTGTTTTCCAGAGGTTCAGCCCTCAAAGGGGGTGCCCCTGTTCCGTGATACCCTGACGTGTGGTGTGGGAAAAACGAGATTTTCAAAAATTCCCGCGTCAGCAGAAGGT